CACCTACATCACCAGTATCACCAGTGGGACCCTGGTCACCAGTGATAGTAACTTCCATATTATCAAGCCTGTCAGCTACATCACCAAATGTACCTTTAGGGTTAGCCCCTAACTCATCTTCAATAGCTTTAATCTCAGCGTTCTGGGCTTTCTCAAGAGCTGAATGAGACTCAGCGTTGAGCTTGTTCGCTGCTCCTGGGTCAAACCCAGTGTAAGTACCCGTTGGATAGTATGCCATTTATTTATCTCCTTTACTAAAGAAAGAACTATGAACACATTTATCTATAGCGTAGTCTGTTGGAAACCCTACTAAAGAATCTGTGACTGCCTCATCAAACGTCATAGTTTCAAAGTGTTCGTTTAAAGGACTGCCTGGAGTACAGCTTACCAGTTCAAAGTCCCTCTTCTTAAAATGTGGTTTTAATTTAATCATATTCTTTACAACCTGTCCGTAAGTCTTTTGATTCCATTTAACATCACCTTCATCCAACTTAGTATCATATGAATATTGTTTCTTATCATTATCTATATCAAACTTGCAACCTACCAAATAAACCTTCCTAAACCCCAACCTATAAAGTAGTTGTATGGCGATATAAAAGGTATTCTTCCACCATACGAAATCTCTGTTGGGGTTCAAGAAGTTATGAATATCCCACTGTTCCGTAGTGCCAAAGAAATAAGTGTTTGGTACAAACTTCCAATCAATATCGTATGCCAGTATGTTACGCCTTGAAATCATAGCGAACTTCATTATACGTGGGTCTTTCAATATGCGTGGGCTATAACACATTGGTCTGTCAGCACCTATCCAGAAATCAGTTCTAGGTAGCACTGACGCTGTGTTGTTCATAGCCATTACCTGTACACCTGGCTGATTTAAAAGAGCAAGATTCTCATTCTGTAAACTCGGATGCCCCCCTGCTAAAAAACAACTCCCTTTGAATGTACCATCTAAATCTACTGGTATCCTACAGTTCCAAGCATTGTATCTATAAAACACTTGTTCCAAGCCCCCACGTTAAAAAGGTTTCTGTCAATCTATCCCTGAGCTTAGTAGTCGTTGCGTTCCCTAAGCACCAAGTTCTACCTGCTCTACCAAGTTCTTCTCGTCTTTCCTTATTATTGATGAGCATCTGGATGGTCTCTACGAACTCTGTCTCTGTATTTACTAATAGACCACCCCCCGATTTGTGGAGCTGTTCCGTGAGCCCATCGTGCATATCTCTCGCTACCACTGGAATACCTGATAGATTTGCCTCTGTAACCACTCGGGACCAACTTTCTGTTGTGTTTCCCCATATAGCAAACACGTCCATTCCCTCAAGATACTCAGCCATTGCTCCTGGCTTTATAGGTTTGTTCACTGATAACTCACAGCCCTTGAGCTGCTTAAGAAGTTCAAAGAACTTATCAGGTATCTTGCCCTTACCCAAGTTTGTCTGACTCTGTATCCTACCAACTACTGGTTTGTCTCTATAAAGTCTCTGCACGGCTAAGAACGGCTTTGCATATACAACTGGAGGATTAGTGAACTTGTATCTCATCTTCCCCTCAAACTTACGATATGCTCTGCGTACATAGTCACTTACGAACCAATCAACCTCAGCAGGTACTAAGGGTTTAGTTACATTGTGGTGAACGCCTATAATATGATAATGATGTGTCAACCACTCATAAGGGTGTTCGCCCTCTATATTCTTACCATTAGTATTATGTAAAAGAACAGCAAACGGGTTTATCTTCTTAACTGTCTCAGCCCTCAAGATAGGAGCACCAGCGTTACACATATACTGGACATCTCTATCTCTTAGGTGATTGATGTATTCATAGTTCTCTGGACTCTTATTCAGTGTCAGTAGTATATGATGGAACTGTGGAAATGCCCTTGCGAAGTCCATCACTGTACACTCTATCCCACCAAGAAGAGCCCAGTTGTTCACGTGTAGTAAGCAGTTATTTCTCAAAGAACGTACCCCAATATTTCCTGTTATAATTAGTTTTTACGTGACAACTAATGCACAAACTAATAAGTTTAAACTGAGTTTTAATGCTTCCATTGTTTTGCATCGCCACCCCTTATTTCTTTTTACCACCCTTTACTTTTTGTCCTACTCCTTTACCACTACCATCCCTCTTTCTTACACCCCCACAAGCTCCAGCTCCTCTTGCCATAACTTCCTCCTATTCTGCATATAATAAAGAACCGCAAAAAGGGCAGCCTGAATTAACCTTAAAATCATTCATGCCACCATCATACGTCCTTGTATTATCAGTCCAATTATCATCAGTGCCATCATATGTAACAGCACTATCATTATACTCAGACTTCGTAGGTAAAGTAATACCATCACCTATCCTAGACCCACGAGGTGCTGTTGCATCTCTATCTAAGGAGCATATAAATCCACAATGCTTACAACGGACAAACCTATCGTCATTAAGACCACGATTAGGGAAGTCTTGATTGAGACCATAATGAACTGCTTTAGACGGAATCTTTCTAGCCATAAATCTCCTTTATGCCAAGTATATCCAAGCTAAGTCGTTAGCACCAAAGCCAGTGCAGTCACTTACATCTATTACAAAGCCATCATTGTGCTTCCATCCATTACCAGGAAGACGACTATAATCTACTTCATCTGTCCTACTATTAGTAGTGGTAGTATGCAGATGTATCTGTGTTGAATAAGCACCTGCTGTATCTGTAATCTTAGAATCAAGAGCAAACTTGTCACCTGCCGTAGCAGACATTGTACGAATCTTACTTATCCTTATACCAGCAGGTAATACAACGTCTGCTGACCAAGTGTCAATAAAGATTGGGTTTGCTTGTAGTCTATTCGCCATCTTAGTTCCTCCTCAGAGTTTCATAATTTGCAGGAGCTTCAGGATTCAGCTGCCTTGCAACCTCTTTGTACTGTTTGATGTTCTCTTTATTATCACGACACCATTTCATATGCTTCTGTATAGAACCAGGATGTCTCCCTGTATGAGCCATCTCATCCTTTGAAGGCATACCCTCTCTCAACTTACCTTCAAGCTCCTGCAGTCTATTATGTGCTGAGTCTTTTCTGACTGCTGTCATTCTAGGAGCCCTACCTTCTTCTAGCTCTCTGTCCATATGAGCTATACGAGTGTTTAACGCCCCCTCATCAATCCCACGCTTAAAGCCTGAACCGTCCTGTGCTGTCTTCTTTAACCCTTCGGCTTCACGCTTCTCATCTTCCAACACCATTCTCTCTGAAACACTTAGTATCTTCTTCTTTGCTCTAACCATTATCTCTTCCTCCTTATGTTGTTTCATTTATTTGATGGTGAGGGAGAAAGAGATTAACCAAGCCCCCTCACACATCAGTTGTTAAGTTTATGCAGCAGCCGCTGGTAATAAGATACCAGATTTAGCTGTTGCTCCTGCCATATAATTCTCTTGATGTCCAAACTCAAGTGCAGCTGTGTCAAGAAGACCACCAGTATCAACTCCACTTACAAGATTAAACATTACCATACCATCTGAAGCTGTACCACTTCCAGTGATAAGATTACCTACATCTGCAGCACTGTTATTACCAACAATACTTAGTGTGTTGTGTGCACATATAAAGTTCACCTGCTCTGTTGCACCTAATGTAATAAACTGGCTAACATTAGCACCATATGTGTGAACATCTACATTGTTAGAAATAACGTGATTAGCACCAGAAGCTGTAATATCAATAAACCCTATTGTTGCAGCGTCTAAAGAATATCTATCACAACCATTGATTGTGCAGCTTGAAGCACCAATATCAATACACTGAATTATGTTATCATCAGCAGTTGGTTCTGGGAATGAACATTTATCAACAGTGACATTAGCACCTGTTATTGTAACGCCTACAAGTATGTCTGCTACGCTTGACGTAATAATACAATTCCTAAGCAACGTATTAGCAGCAGAAATAGTTATAGTTGCTGCAGCCAACGAGAACGTGAATGTAGGACGTAATGAACCCGTACCTAATCCTACTATCTGTACGCCTGCAACATTAAGGTCCAGAGCTGTAGCAGTAGCTATTGTCTCTGCGTGACCTGGCAATAATACAATGACATCCATTTTGTTAGCTGTACACTTAACAAGAGCAGCAGCTAATGTAGCTAATGGAACTGATGGGTCTTTACCAGTATAACCATCATTGCCTGTACCAGAACCAACATACCAATAACTACCAAGAAGGGTAGAAGGTATTTCATCCCCACCGTTTACTGGAACTCCAAAACTACTTACACCATTTGGAAACTTTGTTAAAGGCATTGTAGCCTCCTTATTTTGTTGGAACAGATGGAGGGGTTATAAGCCTACCTCCACCTGCCTCAAGGTCTTTACCCTGACTTACCCGTTTAGGATACCTGATGACCATATATCCAAGACCAGCCAGAGAACCCATATGAATATCTTACATAGGCACTCCACTTAGCGATATATGTGTCAAAATCTTTATCCTTGTTGAACTCTATTGGAATACGGTTAAACCACTTCAGGTACATCTTAGCCATCCGTGAATCAATCATAAACCAGTTGTTGCTATCAGCTAGATAATCCCATACGATTATCTTGTACTGACCCTTAGAAAAGTTAATATCATTGTTAGCAGACCCAACTTCTTGAGTAGTACCACATATGATACGAGCTGTTTCTTCAAGGGCTGGAGGTACAAGTAACGTATCTCCTCTAGCGGTTAATAGATTGTCAGTCTCATCTGTGAAACCTCTCATAAGCAAACGAGTAGCTTCAACTGCTGTCTGTGATAAAGCCGTAGAACCTGCGTTATCAACAGTAGTAGAAGTACCTACATACTTATGAGCATCTGCACATAGAGCATAACCATCTCCACCAGTAAACACACTGGTATTAAATGCACTGTTAAACAAACTCGCACCGTGCTTTTCACGAGTTCTCTTTGCTACCATTGCCAACTGAGCAGGCTGCTTATTGATGATATTATAAAGGTCATCATCCACAAGTTTACGCTCAATCTTAATACCCTTTACCCACTCCCTATGTGTATAGGAAGTTTTGTATTGCTGACTCATATCGCCGTAACCTATAGTTCCAGTGAACTCTTCTAGGTCACCCATTCCACCAATGCCAAGGTCATACTCAACAGCCTTATTAGATTTCTCCATACCATAGAGATTATCTACCTGTCCTTCTGGTAGAGCATACTCATTGTCAAAGATTTTCCTAAGACCTGGGTCAAGTAATTCAGCAAAGTTTTCACTAGCTAAAATAGCCATTAATACTCACCTGCCTCTCGTTTATTAATTAATTATTCTTGTACAAGTAGTACCACCCTGTCCAAGCAGAGTTTCACTAAACATAACATCAGCATAGAACTGTGGTGCTTCTGAAGAATAGTTATACCCTGAGTGCTTTGCACATACCAATGGTTCCATTGGTCTTGTCTTACTTGTGATGTAGTTCTCTAATACTACTGCTGCACCTGCTGCTGCATCTGCATTATAACCAGCTACATCAACAGCATTTGTTGCTAAATCAACTGAACCACCTGCTACATCTGCTGAGTAAGGAGCAATCAGAACTATAGCCGTATCGCCAGAGATGTTACCATCAAGGTTATCGTCATAGCTTGTTGCTGCCGTTACAACAGTAGTACCAGTTACTGCACCTATCTGAAACAAGTTACCATAACCACCAGTGGTACC